AAATTTTGTACACATATACATCAATTTTTGTTAATAATTAAAAAGAATCGTATGCAAAAATATATATGTAGCTTATTTATGATGACATTTTATACAAAAGAAATAAGCTTGAGAGAGATGGTCCCTACATAAAAAATTGATCAGTTGCATATATTATTCACTATTTATTCTAATATCCAATTATTTTTCATCATGTTCAAACAAATACTATCTATGATATTCATATTACCAGCCTGTTATGCATCATACTATCAATCTGTTAGTTTATCCAATGTTGGATCATTAACATTTTACAAAAATGCATATACAACAGGTAATCGCCTAGAACCAATACCTCAATTACAATGTGTTGGAGGTGATGCATGTAATTATGCTCATCTAATACAATCTATTCAATGTGTAAATAGGGGCAATAATGAATTTGATAATCCCCAATGGTCATGCTCGACTGACATTTCTAATAAATTTAGATTAGGAAAAACTGTTGTGTCATGTGAAGGTTTTATGAATTCAGAGGATAAATTTAAGTTAGCAGGAAGTTGTGGTCTAAAATATGAACTTTTTTTGACACAACATTCTTCTTCATTTGGGAATTTTGTCATAACATTTTTAATATTGTTTGTATTGATTGTCAGTGGTACATACATTGTGCGGCATGATATGCGTCATTATAACAGATGTGGTTATCCACATTATTGTGTCAGTTCGGCTTATTATTCACATGATCCATATGTACAGGGGCATATTGTCGGTAGTTATTATGGTTCTGGGATAACATCAGGAGACAATGATAGTCACACTACAACTGGTCATGGTGACACCGAGACACGATAAAAATTGATAATTGATAACACTATAAACGTTAATTATCATTTTATCAATTAACATATCTCAATGGATATCTATTCTCATTGTGAAAAAGATGGAACCAATTCTGTATTCATTGAAATCAAAGACTGGTTATCTCCTGAACTTTCAGCACAAGTAAAACAATATTTGGATAATATTGTTGATTGGAAACATGGAAACCTGTGGGGTAAAAGTATTTGCAGACTCCAAAAATGGTTTCATGATGACGGAAAATATTTTTCTGATTTTTGGCACGATCAGTCACATGCTAGGTGGATGTCTCATGATCATGATGATTGTCTCATTATGTTACGAGATAAGATTCAATCAGAACTAAATCATATTTTTTCTGATGTCATTCCCGAACATGGTTTTGTCGGTTGCAATCTTCCCACTATTAATAGTACCCTATTAAACTATTACAGGGACGGAAGTGATGTTATTAAGCAGCATCGCGATGATGAAAAGATTTTTGGTGACAATCCTACCATTGCAATGCTTACATTTGGTGCAGTGAGACCATTGGATTTTGTCAGATCAACCTTCATGCCTGATGTACCATATGACATTTCACCACAGTTATGTGAGTCTCACTTGAATCGCCGATACAATGTTGAACAAGGATCACTATTTATTATGATGGGATCAGTCCAAAAATATTATACCCATGGAATTCAAAAAAGTGCAGACATTATGGATCCACGATACAGTATTACTTTCAGAGAACACAAGAGCCAAAAAAAGTGAAATTATGATATGATATATTTATTTCTTTTATTAAAGTTATACCAATATCAATGTTAACAAAAATATCTTCATTCTATCAAGTAAAATTAGTTCCAAATTCATTGCTTGTGCTGGACATTGATGAAACTATTCTAAAATACAAACATGATGATGCATATATTGATAGATCATGGTGGACTAATAAAAAGAATCATTTTTTTAATGAATATAATGATCATGCAATTGCAAATAAAAAAGCTTTTTATTATTGGATATGTCATATTTATAAAACATATCCAATTCACACAGACAAAGAAGGACTGACAAAATTGTTGAATGACGCAAACATCATGAATATTGACATTATATTCTTGACAGCTAGAAGTCATTTTCTAAAAAAGATAACATTGAATCATCTGGATTACTTAGACATTCCAGTTAATAAAATTTATTTTTCTGGTGTTACTAAAAAACATGATGTGCTAAGTAATCTTCTAGATACAGAGTTCACACATATTGATCATATTACTATGATTGATGACCACGATGGAAATTTACAAGGTGTTCATGAAAATATTAAAAAAAGTCTTGATTTGTATCAATTTGAGGCTTAATATATGTTAATCTTGTGATGATTGCTTGAGTGCAATATGTGATGCAATGTATATGGCAATTTTCTTTGAAAAATTTCTGACTTTGATAGCATGTAAAACATCACCCAATAATCTGGCATGTTCCATAATGTCATCTCTATCAGCCATAGATTCTGGAATTGGATCATGTGAAATAGCCTCAAGACGATCCATTAGATATTCTTTTAGATATTCTAAAATTGGACCAATTACATACTTAATAAACAATTCGCCTTTTGGATCGCGTTCCCATACATGCTTATTTCCAGCTGCAGTCCGGATGATATAAGTTAATCTGGCAACATCAGAATTCCATACAGATTGATGTTCTGGATTCTCCATTTTGATATATTTTAAAATAATGTCTCCAATGTATTGATCCAATTTATTATCTTCATTACTACTAACCAAATAATCACTTAATCTCTTTTCATATAGTAATAACTTTTTTGCTGACTCATGTGTAAGTTTTCTTAGGACAGGTGCTTTTTTAAATTGTTGTGTTAAAAATGTCAGCGCATTCACTGAATTATGAAGTGTTGCCATTGCTGTTTTACCATTTTCTTGTAAATTCATATTCAATTTATGTTCATTATCTAATTGTTTTTCTTTTTCTGCCAATCTTTCTTGTGTTTCTTTAAGTTTCCATTGTAATTCTTTTTTTTCAAATTCATTTTGAAATTGTTTTAATAGCTTTTCATATATTTCATTTTCTAATTTACTTTTTAGAATATCAGTTTCATTCACTAATACTTTATCCTTCTCTGTGCACCTATATTTTTCATGTCGATATAGTCCACTTTTATGAGAAAAGGATGCATGGCAATATTTACATTTATTCTCAATTCTTGTCGACCGTGATACTTTTGAATTTTCTATGATACTTTTTTTTTCATCAAACTGATGATTTTCTCGATTTTTCTCAATTCTTGTCGATAGTCGACTTTTTGTATTTTCACTGTCTATATCACTTTTTGGTGAAAAAATGCTGTTTTTTTCAGTTTTTTTGATTCTTGTCGATCGTCCACTTTTTAAATTTTTATCGTCGCATGTAATACTTTTTTCCAGGTCGTTTTTCTTTTTTGATATACCCGAGTCATCCGACCATGATGCTAAATCGGGTATATTTTTATTTTGCAGATCATTTAAGATCATGTTTTGTTTATGTTTTTTAGTTTCTAAATGTCGGTTCCAATTAGAATTGTCATAAGACTCATAATTACAGGTTTTACAATAATGGGACATTTATTACTATAAGTGCAGAAATTATAACTAAATTTATAAACTTGGTTTTGTTGCATCTAATACTTTTACAAATATACCCAGTTTCTATTTGTCGACTGTTTACTTTATAATTATATATCCATGGTCGTTTTCCGACTATTCTTGTCGATCGTGCTACTTTTTTGCTATATATTGAATCATATTCTTGTTGATAGTAATACTTTTTATTTGGGATATCAAATCTTGTTGATAGTAATACTTTTTCCCTTATCAAGTCATCCATTATACCCGACCGAAATATTGCCTATTGACTTTGCTGGATATATATACCCGGATGGTCGTCGTTTAATGACCTAACATAAAAGTGAGTTTTTGGGCCCAAATTTATGCGTTTTTGAGAAATTTTTAAAAATATTTTTATTAACCTTACATACTTTTGTCTCAAAAAAATTGTAAATTTTGCAAATCCCAAAATCAGGTCCCCCCAAAACACACAAATATTTGTGTGTTTCCAGGGCTCGCGTCTGAAATTTTTATAAAATTATTATTTTATTGATACCATATAAACTGTAAAAAAGTTGATAGTCAATACATTCTACCATTTTGATAATAGTTATGTTATTTTTATCAGTTTATCATGACGACACATTATCGTGCCATATCTAACATTGTAGATTTTAACATACCTATATTCATCTCTCACACTGTATTCTATGGCTCAATGTATTGGTTGACTGGTAATAAGCTATCTAATGAACCACATTCAAATGCACAATTTTATGTGTTTCTGTATGCATCATCTATTGAAATCATTTACGTTGTAGCACGTATTATTCAAATACAAATGCGCTTAGGATTTCCCACATTTTCACAAACTAAATATTTCATGTTATCAATTATCTCAGTGCTTGCTCATTTTGTAACTCTGGTTTTAATTTTAATATATTTTTATGATGAACAGTTTGTTTGTTTCTTTTTTGGTGCATTATCATACTTTGGTAAATTAATTATTAAGTCGTCATATGAACATTCTCATTTTCGTTATGACTGTATTATTACCAGCCAGAAATATCACACTGAATATGACAGAATTGTAAATCACTCGCATAATACACTTCTTATACCACATATACAAACCCCCTTAATGGTGTCATCAATTCCAATTGCAACTACAATTTCATTTAATGCACAAACAGATGAATGCTCTATTTGTTTGACACAGTTTGTTCAATCCGATGATGTTGTTGAATTACCATGTAAACATACATTTCACAGATCATGCGTTCTGAGATGGTTCAGGGAAAAAACTGACTGTCCTGTATGTCGACAATCAGCCAGATCATAATATTATCAAAAAATTGATAATATTATATTTTGGTAATAATGTAATAGTATTACTAAAATATTCACATGTCATCTAAAAAATTCACTATTGAAATCACTAAAATTCTCTGGCACTGTTCAAATTCATCAACTTTTGAGAATGACGGTCCATTTTTAATTGATGTTGACTACAGTGTATGGCCAGTCACTGATGGTAAATCAATTATGATTAAAGATACATCTGTTCAAAGGCTTCCATCAAATAAGGATGCAAGATGTGTCAGACTAGGTCGCATGTATGAATGCTACAACAAGGAATTTATTGATAAGAGCTCTATACCACATTTTAGTGTTGTTTATTAGTCATAGCCATAAAAAAATTGATGATTCTAATAGCCAGAATGTAAGAGTGATATATTTGAATCAATTCATAATGTCTTCCAAGTCTTCTAGCTCCAAGCCATCTGTCTCCGCATCTTGCAGTGGTTCCTATTCAGGTAACGCCGACAGTGGATTTTCTGGTGGTTCCAGAACATCTGTTACTGTTTCAAGTGACAAAGTTTCTGTTACTCCAAGTGTGACACATAGCTCATCATCCAGTCGCGACACTTATGGAGGTGGTGTTTCGGCAACTGTCAAAACATCTGACAATGTTTCTGTTTCAGCATCAGTCAATTCACATGGCGGTGAAACCACTGGGAATGTTTCTGTCAAGGTCAAGTTCTAGTTTTCTTTTATGACTGCTTTTTGCTTCCCCTATTACGCTTGCCTTCTTTCACAGCATCATTGATTTGGTCAATACCAGCAGCAGTACCAGCTATGCCCAAACATACTGCACCAATTCCTGCCAACAGTTTAATCAATGGAATTCCAAATATCAGAATGACTGGCATATTTATTTTTATTATTTTTATTTAAGACATCCAATCAATATTCAATATCAATTTTTTAGATTCAATAAATAAAATATTCTACTACTCACCCATTGGCCTGTCCATCATAGATGCATAATCTGATGCCTGTCTATCAGAATATCCATCATTTTTTGCAGACTCATAGTTAGCAACATATTTGTTACCATCATTGTAGGCCTGTTGAACAGTATTTGTGGCCAAAAACACTGCACCTGTTGCCACTGGAAATGATGCACCAGCAACATGTGTAGCATAACCAACACCCAGATCAGTGGCAGTCTTTGCAATAGTCAAAAATGTATCATCACTTGATTTAGTTTTGTCAGTCATTTTGTGTACTATTTATTTATCATTAGGTTTACACAATATGTTTGTTTATCAATTTTTATTTATTGGATTGGAAAAAAGACACTAAATAAAAATTGATAACCACATATTCAATTTATCTAATCAATACATACCATATTAAACTCTATGACAGATACTCCATGCTTAATAACTAGTGCACTGCCATATGTCAATAACATTCTTCATTTGGGAAATATTATTGGGTCGGTTCTTAGTGCTGATGTTCATGCCAGATATTTAAGAAAAATGCAAAAGCAGGTCTTATTTGTATGTGGTACTGATGAATATGGTACAACAACAGAAATCAAGGCTTTACAAGAAGGATTAACATGTCAGGGTATTTGTGATAAATATCATGAATTACAAAAAGAATCATTAAGATGGTTTAATATATCATGTGATGTATTTGGAAGAACAACAACAGATACACAAACAAAATTGGCCCAAAAAATATTTTTAGAATTATGGGAAAATGGTCATTTAGAAGGGAAACCTATGAACCAATTATGGTGCACTAAATGCAATATGTTTATTGCTGATAGATATGTCAAAGGTATATGTATTAATCCTGAATGTAAAGGTATTACAAAGGGGGATCAATGTGATAAATGTGGTTTATTAGTTGATGTTAATAAATTGATTTCACGATGGTGTTCCATATGTGGCACTGAGCCAGAAATTAAATCATCAAAACATTTGTTCTTAAGATTAGATGATTTTAAAGCTCAAATAGAAGAATACTTTTTTGGTGAAACGGCAAAGGTAAAATATATGTCAAATACTGCTGCAGCCATAACCAAACATTGGTTGTCTAAAAAATTAGAATCAAGATGTATTACCAGAGATTTGAAATGGGGCACTCCAGTACCTAAGGTTGCAGGATTGGAAGATTATTGGGACAAAGTATTTTATGTTTGGTTTGATGCTCCTATTGGTTATCTATCAATTATAGAACATGGTGGGTATGATTTAGATCATTGGTTGAAAGGCAATTGGTATCAATTTATGGCAAAAGATAATGTACCATTTCACAGCATCATATTTCCAGCCACTTTGATGGGTAGTAAAATTAAAGGTATGGTAACCCATTTGTCAGCTACAGAATATTTGGATTTTGAGGGAAAGAAATTTTCCAAAAGTGAAAATGTAGGTATATTTTGTGATCAGGTAAAAGAGATGTCTGAAAAGTTACATATTGATGAAGATTATTGGAGATATTATTTAATCAAAAAAAGACCAGAAACAGCTGATGCATCATTTGCAATGTCTGAATTTGCTGAAGTTATTAGAGGTGAATTGGCCCAAAAGGTTGGAAATTTAGTGAATAGAGTAATTTCTCTCAAGAAAAAGTATTACATGCATAATGACATCAAATATGATTTTACACATTTCAAAGATCTTCAATCTGAATTGTTATTAACAATGGACAAGATATTGGAGAAATATGAATCATTTCAATATAGAGATGCAGTCAAATTTATCAATCGATTGGCCGAAATTGGAAATGAATATGTAAATCATTATACTTTGTGGAACATATTGAAAGACACAGATAAACTTAAAGAGAATCAACATTATCTGGGCAATGTAGCTATTATTTGTTGGCTCTATTTTGAATATTGTGAACCTATTATGCCCAACAAAACTATCAGAGTTAGGAATTATTTTCAAATGCCTCAAATAAATTTTGAAACTGTCAAATCATATATTGAACTTGGTGAAGGTGTAATCAATATTGTGACTGATGAATATGAAATATTATTCAATCAAATAAAACTGGGTGATGTATAGGTGTTATTTTATTTATGTATTAGTAATATATTGTCATTGATTTTGTGTTTATCTTTAGAAATGCCCCCAAAATGTATTTGCAGTAATCACTTCACATTTTCTTATTACTTTAGAAAATGTCATGCTGATGCACATTTTTGTTCTTGCAGGAAAAGTGCCAAAAAATGTTTAAAGACCCATGATCATATTTGCACATGTGAAACAAATTTGTTATGGTGCAGAGCAGGTAAAAAAGGTGTGCCACATTCAGATGCACATATTTGTATGTGTCCCGATGTCTTTTGTAGGGCATCCAGTTGCAAGACAATTAAAAATATTCTGTAGTTCGTCCCATTACCCATCATTTATTTGAAATTGTAAAATATATGATGAATACTACAACTATGACTGATACTATAACAGATACACCCTCGTTCTCACAATCAGATGCATTATCCATTTGGTATAATATTGATGATCTGGTAACACATAATAAAATAAAGTATGAATGTTTGTCAAATTTAGATAAAAGTATTTTAGACAATGATTTGCAAAGTATAAAAAGTCTTTTGGCAAAAGGTGAAACTAATTATTATGATGCTACTCTGTGCAGTGGGTTCTATCAAAAAAAATATAGAATGCATCCAATTAGGTGTCATCCATTTGTTTGTCATAAGACATCAACTTATTATGCATTATTGATAAACAATTATCATTACACCAGAATTTTTGACATTTTACTGGATATATTAGATATTGGTCATACATTTAGATTTGCACTAGGTAAAGATGAAAGAGAACCAAATGTTATACAATTATCAAATGAAATTAAGAATGTGTATGATTTATTTTGTTCATTGGATTGTGTATGTAATGAAAAAACTGATGTCTTTTATAGACACACCAATTTTCATTTTAAAAAAGTAATTGATTGTTTTGCAAAATCAATTCCAAATATTTTGGAATCAATGGAGAGAATTTTTGGATCACCTGATCAAGAATATAAGTTTGAATCTTATGGTTATCAGATAAAATGTCATAGAGATCGTCTGGGAACTTTTTATTTGTATCAAAATGTAAATGATAATGGTGATCACGATATTCAAAAAATAAATTTGAGTAAGTTAAGACTTATGTGGAGAAATTATCAAATAAGTTGTGAAATATGCAAGGTATTATTCAATCAACAATCATATGAATTTTATAAACACTATTTGACTTTAAAAACTGTTCAGATTGATTATGCCTTGGAACAAGTAACAAATAATCCATATTACAATATTAATTATGTTGTATTTAGTCCTGATCAGAATAATGCATTCAGTTTGACAGCTGTTCACCAGGAAAATCCTGATTTAATGGGAAAGCTCAAAAAATTAAGTGGTCATTTGCCTGAAAGTTTGTCAATTGTTGACATTATTAATAGAAGTTTTATCAGAAATGCAAAAGAAATTATTAAAACTTGTGATATATCTTTTCTAACTCCCATTGAATCTATTTTTTCAACTATATTACATTTTACTAAAATGAGATCAAATGATAAAATTGAAATGATAGAAACACTTGTGCTGAGAGGTGTTCTTGATAATATGACAAATTTATTGTCTACAATTTTGAGACATGAATTGTCATTTGGATTTACAGAAAAAGTTTCAACAAGATCATCTCTCATAAAAAAAGCATCAATACAAGATGTTTATATTGCCATTCAACTTTTAAAGCACAGGGAATTAAATATTATCTTTAAGGAAAATTCATCACTTGTTGATGGTATTGACAAAACAATTCCTCTTTTCATGTATTTGAGAGAAATTACAAATGATATGTCTGATGGTAGATCAACTCTTAAAACAATTTTAGATCATCATCCTACTCTGTCTTGTAGGGATGAGGGAGGAAAAACACCATTAATATTGGCCACAAAAATGGGAAGACAGTTATGTGTTGAATATTTATTAAAATATGATGCAAATCCATTTGATATTGATTCCATGGGTCATAACAGTTTACATTATGCTATTTTAGAAAATCATTACACATGTATTGAACTTTTAAAAGATAAACATGATAATAAAAAAAAATTAGTAAATGAATTGACATATGATAATAAACATCCACTGATTTTGGCAATGGCATGTAAACAACCTGTGAAAGTTACTGATATGTTACTGGGTGTTAGTGAGGTTGATTATAATTTTAAAGTGGACACTGGGGACAATGTTTTACATTATGTATTGGATGCTCCTTTGTCTGTAAGTGATAAATCATCCATTTTTAGGGCATATTTGACCAAGGATATTGATTTATTGGAATCAAGTAAGGCTGAAGCAAAACCATTAGTAGTTAGAGCTGTTGAGAAAGATTTATTTGATATAGTTGTGATGATAATGAATAAATTGATTCAATTGAATGAAAT